TGTCTTGCTCTCTCATTGTTTTTACTTTTTTGTTTTAAAATTGTGTTTTTCTTTTCTTGTTAGTTTTAAAAAGGGTTTTAAGAAGTTCACCCAAGCATCATCTCCTTTTGGTAAGAACTTGAAGAATCCATCTTCCATCATCATTTTAATTAGATTTCGATGTCCTCTTCCATCGGGGTCAAGTGTTTCCTTATAATATAATTCAACCACCTCTCTCCCCTCATCATCTATCAATGGGTCTGACAAATCTACAATCTTTTGGTTGATTTGAAAAAATTCTTCCCCATAAATTCCTGTCTTTGTCTTACCTGTTAAAAGATTTTTGAGTGTGTTATTCTCTTTATCTTCTTTGAGGAGATTTTCAGCCTTGGATAAAATATCGTTAATTGTTACATCTTGTTCAAGTAGTTCGGGAAATAATTTAAATAAAGTTTTATCCCCCAAATAATATATTCCATCAATATTGTCAGATTTATCTCCAGCTAATATTTTATATGTTAAAATATTGTTGTGAGGAATCTCATGTTCTTTAAGTTTAATTTTATCACCAAAACTATACAATTGCTTGGCTGATGGTGAATAAATGGAAACATTCTGTGATATAAGTTGGGTTAAATCTTTATCCGATGAAAAAATGGTAATCTTTTCGTCAGTCGCTATTTGACAATAATAAGCAATTAAGTCATCAGCTTCGTTATTTTCTATGTTCACTTGACGAATAAACATCTCCTCCAAGTATTGTTTTACCCTCTCTTTTTGATAGGTAAATGATTGAACCTTAAACTCGTTAGATTCTTGGATTCTGTTTTCTTTATATTGGGGGTAAATGATTTTTCTCTTACTTGAATTTCCTTCGCCATCCCAAAACACTACCGCCTTGTCAAAGTTATATTCTTCAATGAATCTTCTAATAGTGTTTAGGAAATGCCATATACCCCCAATATGATTACCATTATGATAATAATCTTTCACACCATGGAAACCTATCTTCATGAGGTTGTTTCCATCGACCAATAATGTTCTTGTCATTTAAAATAAACTTAATTGTGTGAACGATTTTTTTACTTCTGTTTGTGAGATATACTCACCCAAAAACTCTGTAAAGATAGCTTCCATTACTGGTACACAAATGGAATTACCAGCTAAAGCTACGTGGTTCTTAGTTGTTAAACTTGTTGATAATAATTTATCAATATCTTCTTCTCTAACACCCATAAATCTGTAAGCCTCTCTTCCTGTGATAGTTCTTATTCTTCCATCAACCATAATCTGTGGTGAACCAGTTGTTGTTAAACAAGGGGAACAACCATCAATCGAATAAACTCGTCTTGCTTGGTCGTAGTTAACATCGTTTCTCCTTGCCACAAGTTTGCACACACTATCTTTTTTGGGATGGTTAGGTGTAATGTCACAAGTGATAAATAAGTCCTCTGTAATCTCATTTTCGATGAATGGTCTCATAGGAACTCTATCTTTCTTATGTTTCTCAACACCACTCATAATTGTTTCAACTTCATTATTTGTCAAACCAAATACGGACATCATAAACACCCTCTCTCTATTCTGTGGACAACCAAAGTCGGCGCCATTCAATACCTTCCAAGAACAACCATAACCCAATTCATTTAAGAATGAAATATGAGCTTTGAAGTTCTCAATGTGATTATGTGATACCAAGTTTTTAACATTCTCCATCAAAAGATACTTCGGTTGGTTCTTTGTCAAAATCCTTTCAACTTCATATAACAAACCACTTCTTGTACCTTTTTGAATACCCTTTTGTACCCCTGATATTGATATATCTTGACAAGGGAAAGAATAGGTCATCAGGTCACATTGGGGGAAACTATCTTCGTTTACCTTTGATATGTCCCCCAAGTTACCCAATGTTGTCTCGTGTAATGAATCATAAGCTATGTTCGCAACTTTAAGGATGTCACAATTTGCAACATCTTCATAGTTAGCACCGATGTATTTCAGTGCCAACTCTTGTGTACCATAACCCGAAAATAGTGATATTACTTTTAGTTTATTCATGTTCTCTTTCTTCTTTCAAATCAAAATCTCCCTCCAAACCTAATAAATCTTTCCAATAATCTGCGTATTCTTTCTTATATTTTTCAATAGAAGCTTTTTCTTCAGTTGTATCTTTACCTGATAAGAATCCGTGGGGAGTTACAATTATCTTACCATCATCATATCCCAAACCATTAATATGGTTCTTCAATACAGATACTTTAGTTCTTGATGCAAACTTAACACTTCTTTTATCTTTAGTTGCCGTAATCTTAGTTGTACCAGCTCCTTTTTGATTACCAAACAAAAATACCAAAGAAGAGTTCAACCATATTGCTTCACCACCTTTAGCTTTAATTTTTGGTTGTCCAAAAGGATTGTCAGGTAATTCAACCCATGGTTGGTTCACGATAATCAAAGTATTTTCAAACTTTGAATCTGCTTTTCTAGAACCTGAGATTCTTTGATTAATACCCATACCAATTTTATCAGCAAGAACTGATGCGTTATGTTGTTTTCCACCTTTACCTTCAAAAGTCATTTTACAAGGAATTGACCCAACTGAGTCCCACATAAAACATAAACTATATTCAAGGTCACCTTTTTCTTGTGCATCAAGTAAGTCGTTGATATAATCTGTGATTTGTTCAATATATTCGAAGTTATTGTTGAAGATATAAAAACCATCCCAGTCAACTTCACCAGTTTCTTCGTCCACAACTTCTTCACATTGTAGTCCCATCAATTTAGCGTGTTCAAAACTCCATTTTTGTTCTGTAATAATAAACACAGGTAGAATACCCTTTCTCTGAGCATCTACTGCAGTTTTTACTAAAGCAGTTGTTTTACCAGTATCAGAGTGACCTAAAAACATATTTAGGTGACCTACAGCAGGACCTGGTAATCCAACAGCATCCAAGAACTCAGTACCCAAGTCAAAGTATCTTTGTTGTTTGTACTTTGCTGAGGTAGAGAACTTCTTTTTAATACTACTGAAATCCGTTTTCTTAATTGCCATTGTTTAAATTGTATTTTACGAATTCTTTTAATGTTTCCAGTTTGTCTTTAGCATTAGCCATTTTCTCAACATACTTGTCCATTTCTTCCAAGTGTTGTGGATGTTCACCAATAGCAACAGGATTATTAAAATAAATCCAGAGAGTAGCCTCAGCCTCAGATATCTCACTTTCATATTTATAAGTGAGAGCATCAATCATCTTTTTTTGAATTTTCATTTTTTTTGATTAAAAATGAACCCCACTTTGTTAATGGGGTTCGGGTTAAAAAATATTTTTAGAACGGAAGGTCACCACTTGGTTCGAAATCATCAGAATCGTCCAAATAAGTTGGTGTGGATTTACCACCTAATACAACTTCACCTGAATCTGAGTTACTATAAACATAACCACCCTTTTCACTATCCCATCTTGGTGTTTCACCTTTGGCAATAGCTTCCAAGTATTCTACTGGTTTTTTAGAGTAAACATCAGCCCAAGATAGTTCATCATTTAACCAACCTTCAGCCGTTTCTTTGTTTTCGTGGAGTGGAGCTGGGTCATCATACATAATAGTTTGAATAACTGTATATGTCGCACCCTTTGGGGTTTTTGCTTTGGTCATCTCTAAGATAATATCTCTACCTTTTTGAGAATCGGTTACATCACCTTTTGCTCTAAAGATAGGAATAAGTTTATCTAAGATACCTTCGTTTTTGTAGTTGTGTTTGAATCTCCAAAACTTAACTCCATCGTTTTCATTATCTCTGTCGATAAGTTTAACAATGTAAAATTTACGAGGTTTGTATTGTTTTGCAAGTTCTTTGTCGGCATCTCTACCAGTTGACATAAGTTCTTCATATACTTCTGTAAGTGGAGAACGCTCATTATCATTTTTACCTGGGTCATAGAACTTTTGCCATTTACCATCTACTTGGATTTCGTGAAACCACACCTCTTTGAAAGGTGAACTTCCATCTGTAGTTGGAAGGATTCTTAATCTTTTTTGTCCTTGTTTTTCATTGTCCTTAAGAAGAGCTGCGAAGTATTTCTTCATTCTCTCATCTTGAGACATTTTGTTGGTATTACTACCTGATTTTTGTGATTGTTCGTACTGAGCTAAAATAGCATCTAATGGATTTGTCGCCATAATGTTTAAAAAGTTTTTTGTTAAGAAATATTATACACAATAGTAAGTGTCAGCCGTGGGTTTGTCAAATTAAGTTCTAATATATTTTTTTGAATTTACTCATATCATCTTCAGGTGTCATTTCATCTTCTCCGAAATTTCTAAAACTTCTTTTGATGTCACTTGGTGAATAACTTTCAACTTCGTCTGGAGTTAAAACATATTCATTTTTACCTGTCATTTCCATCTCTTCTTCTTTGTCTTCAAAGAATTGACTTAATTTTTGATTAAAAGGACCTGAATCTAAAGTTCTCAGTTCCAATTTTTCTTCAGGTGTTTTAGTTCTATATTTTTCAATTTTAGTTTCAATATTATTCAATTTTTCAATAATACCATCCATAGCAGAAAGTTTACTTTCTAAGTCGTTTAAATGGTTGAAAAGATTTTCAAAGTATTCATCTTGTTTTTCTTCCACAGATTTCTGACTTTTTACTAAATCAGTTACCTCAACTTTCTTAGAGTTTTCGTCTTCAACTTTTTCAACATCAGGGTCTGCTTCAGTATCCACCGGTGTTGCAGGAACATCACTTGTTGTTGGTGCTGTAGGAGGAGGTGGTAACATAGCACCAGTATCACCAGGTGGTGGAGGTGGTGTTGCCCCACCTACTGGTGGTACATCTCCTGCTGGGGGAGGTGGTGGTGGAACATCTTGTTCCATAATATAGTTATTTATTTCCTTGTATCTACTAAGTTCATTTAAAATCTTGTGGTCGATTCGCATTTTTCTATCCGTTTAATAGTTGTTTTATCCCAGTTTGTGTTTCCACTTGGATTCTTTTATTTGTTCTCATTGTATTGTCAACTCTTTCTATTAGACCATCTTTCATTCTAACAACATAACATTCACCAGTATCTAAATCACAAACTTGTTTAGTACCATCACCTAAATCTTTTTCAGTTGTTTTTGTATTTTTACCTAAGTAACTATCTAAAATTAATTTTACGCTCATAATAATTTTATTTATAAATATCACTATATTGCATTAAATGCTTGTATACCTTTACCAATAATTAAAAGTTGTGCGTCAAAAGTATCTGTTTGATTTTTAATACTTTCCCACTCTCTTTTACCTAAACTGATGTCAACATTAGAGTTGATGTATGTAAATTCAAAGACATTAGTAGGTGTTGTCCCTTTCAATTGATTAATTAATGGTGTCCACCTTTCAATGAAAAAATCAACCACTTTGTCCAAACTTGGGAATACAACTAAAAATAATGGATTTTGGTCACTTGAACAATAATATTCTTTTTTCGGAAAATATTTTGTGATTAATGGGTCACTCCATCGAGCGGATCGAGTTAAAACAATGTTACCAAAATTATAACCTCTTGCTTCCAAGGATTGATTATATATCGAACTGAAATAGAACCAAGAGAAAACACACAAACGAATATTTTCATTTGCTGTTTTTTGTTTTAAAGTTTCTTTCAAAAACTTAAGTGTAATTGTAATTTTATCAGGACTGACTTGTCTGAAATCTTCGTAAGGTGCGCCAACTTGAAGTTCACGATTTGATAATGTTGATAAAGGTTTAATACCCTCCGTGATATACTTGATTGCTTGTTCTTCAAGTCTTGCCCCTCTTTGAATCTCAGCCTTTTGTTGTTTTATTTCATTTCTTCTTTGGTCTATAATATTTCTAACAAAGTTGTACTTCAAATTTTGTAAGTAATCATCAATTTTAGATAAAGCAGCTGTCGCTTGTCTTACACCCACAATGTCAGTACTGAATTCTCCCTGACTTATTGAATGGTTAACTTCTGTAATATAATATGCACCATAAAACATAGGAACATATCTTAAATTGAAATACATCGTTGGTTGAATAAGTGCATTTCCCATCATTGATATACTACAAGTATAACTTCTATTTTTGTATAGGTTATAAAGAGAAACACTTTGAGTAGTACCTTGGCGACCACCAGATTGGTTGGCCATATCATTCAATATTTGTAAAGATTCGGCAGTTGACAATCCATTTTCTTGACCCACTGTGAAACTTTTAAAGATTGATTGGTTCTGAATTCCAATATCAACATTGAATCCAACAACTCTATTTGACTTATCAAAATCTTTCTTTCCTGTCTGTTCCTCAACCAAAGGATTATCAGTTCTCCTTAAGTCAAAAGCATCATTTCTATATCTCCAATCAATGTTATTTATTGCTAATTGTTCACTAGGTTTACCAGGGAAAAAACATACCAATTTGGAACGAGATTCAGTGTAATCAACATTTGTAAATGTACCAAACAAAGAATTTGCGAATTCTAAAGAACCCTCAGTTTTAGGTTTAGGGTTCTTAACAGCATCTTGAACACCATAAAAATTTACATA